GCCCTCGGGCCCCTCTTTCCCATCGAGGCCGTGGGTGCCGTCTTTGCCGTCGATCCCGTCGCGGCCATTGGTGCCGTCTTTCCCATCGACACCGTCGCGGCCGTGCGCGCCGTCTTTCCCCGGCGGGCCTTCCAGCCCCGGGTCGCCGTCCTTGCCATCGGCGCCGTTTGTGCCGTCGAGGCCCTTCTCGCCAGCGGGGCCAATAGAGCTCGCGCCGTCTTTCCCATCGACGCCATCGCGGCCGTCTTTCCCGTCGACGCCGTTCGTGCCGTCGAGGCCCGGCACGCCGGCGGGGCCGATCCGGCTCTCGCCGTCCTGGCCGTCGACCCCGTCGCGCCCGTTGGTCCCGTCCACGCCGTTCGTGCCGTCGAGCCCCTTCTCACCGGCGGGACCGATCAGGCTCAAGCCGTCTTTGCCGTTGAGGCCGTCCCGGCCGTCTTTCCCGTGCACGACCGGGCGCGCTTCCAGCGCCGCCATCCGTTCGGTCAGGGTCGCGACCGCCGCGGCCACGAACTCGCGGACGACCGGCGCGATCCCTTTGAGAACGGCGCCGAGATCCTGGGCGGTCATGCGGCCAACGCTTTCCGGAACTGGTCGGCGATGTCGGCGGTCTCGAGGTCGAGCTCGTCGAGGTCTTTCGCGGCGGGCTTCGGCTTGCGCGCCGGGATGGCCGCGGGTGCGGGCGCCGGCGCGGCCGGCAGCGCGTGCGCGGGCGCGGGCCCGAGGGCATCACGCGCCGCGAGCGCCTCGAGGCTGAACTGCTGTTGCTGCAGATACACCGAGTTGCCGCCGGGCACCGGTTTCAGATCGAAGTCAGCGCGCGCTTCGTTCGGCTTGAAGAGCCCGCCGAGAATCCCCTTCGTGGCGTTCTCGACCTGCGTCTTCGTGTCCATGCGCAGCAACGCCTTGAGATCGAACTCGACGCCGAGCGGTTTCTCGATTTCGAGCCCCTCCTGGAGCAGGATCTCGAGGTTCTCGATCGGGTTCTGGAGCGCCTGCTGGTAGTACTGCAGGTTGATCGATTGGATGTCGGTGTACGGCGGCGCCGACCCGATCCCGACCATGTAGCCCGGCACGTGGAACGTGGCGCAAATCCGCTCGTCGGTCATTTTCAACTGCGCGACGACTTCGCTATCGACCGCGGTCATCGCCATCGGCGTGTACTTCAGGTCGTCGCCGAGCACGACGATCTTCCCGATGTTCTGCTCGCCGGCGTAGTTGGCTTGCCAGTACTCCTCGAGCCGCTTCGCGGTGTCGTTGCTGATCTCTTTCGGGGTACTCAGCACACCGCCGGGCTGTGAGCCGTTCGCGAAGAGCTTCGTCGAGTTGTCCTGAATTTTGAGGCCCTGCATCGCCGCGAGGCCGCAGGCGAAAATCGGCGACACGCCGCAGAGCGGATGGAAGAGCGGCACACAAATGTCGTGGATGATTTCGCGCGCCGGCACGACGACGCTCGCCTCATCGACGCCCGCGAGCGCATCGGTCCCCAACTGATAAAACACGGACCCGTCGGGCGCGACCAGCACGGCCACGCGCGCGGGATCGAGGATGTAGAGGGCGACGACGTTGCCCTGGCCGGCGCCGCCGCGGTCGTTGCGCGCCTTGAGCGCGTAGGTGTTGCCCGTCGAGAGTTTGCTGATGATCCAGTACTCGAAAAACTTCACGCGCGTCGAGTATCGGTTCGGTTTCCGGAGCACGGGCGAGTAGGCGGGATTCTCGGTCTCGGTGCAGATGCCGTCGGCGTCTTCCTCGGTGAGCTTCAGCCACAACTTAGCGATGTCGGCCGCGATCAGGGTGATGCACGCCCAGACGGTCGAGTACTGCAGGACTTCCTGTTGATTGACGACGACGTTGCGCTGCCACGCGCCCGAGAAACTCTCGCGGATGATCGGATACCAGCCCCGCGTCCACGTCGGCAAATGCGTGATCAGGTCGGTCGCCTTCGTGACGACCGCCGCAGCGCGATGGATGGCGATCTCGAACGGCCCGATTTTCATCGGGGGTTAGCTTTCGGCGTCGAGGGATCGGGGCTCGGCCTGGAGATCCGCGCGGCGGTAGCGCCCGCGCGTCGTGCGCTGGTGATCGCTGGTCTCCGCCCGGCGGATGGCGTGGACGAGCAGAAAAACCTCGGCGACCGCGTCCGGCAGATCCACGAGGGTGCCGGGCGCTTGGCCTTGCGGGAGTGCCTTGAGGACGACGTAGGTCATGGGCTCCTGCCTGCGAGAAAACGCGGGAGGCGCCCGGCCGATCCGGGGACGCCTCCCGTCAGAGGGATTACGCGGCGACGTACGCGGCGGGCGAGAGGTACTGGACCGCCGTCGAGCGACGGAGCTTCCAGGTGACTTCGCGCTGCGCCTTGAGGCCCAACAGGCCCGACTGCCAGAGCGAGACCATCGAGGCGCCCGTGCCCACGATGCCGGTCTGCACCAGCGCGGAGTCGAGCATTTCGACGGAGGCCTCGCCGCTCGCGTCGATCGTGACCGCGCCGTCGTCGGCGAGGTAGACGTCGCCGGCTTTGACGAGGACGATGGTCTGCGTCGAGGGCGACCCGACCGCGGTCAGGTGCTCCGACACGATCACCGGGATCGAGCGGAGGATGCCGCCGTTCATCGACAGGCCCGGGAAATCGTCGTTCCCGAGGGTGTTGACCATCATGGAGATCTGCGCGGCCATCGAGGCCGACATGATCAGCACGAGGTCGGACGGGTCGAGGTTCGCGGCGGCAAAGGCCGCGAGCATCGTTGCGAGGTCCTTGCGGACGTTGGTCGCCGCGGTGCCCGAGGGCGTCGTCGCGATGACGCTATCGGTGATCGAGGCCGGCGAGACGTTCGCGACCGCGGCTTTCGCCGGGTCCACGAAGTCGACGTCCATGCGCGCGTTGATGGCACGCGCGATGTCGTCGCGGACCTTGGCTTCGGCGGATGGGTTCGAGAAGCGGACCTCTTCCTGCGTCAGGATCGAGATGCCGCCGACCTTCGCCCAGGTCAGGGTCGCCGTGAAGCTGGTCGCCTTGCTGACCGGGATCGGCAGGCCTTCCTGCACCCAGTAGCCCGTGGTCCCCGCCGAGAAGCCGGACGTGCGCACGTTGAAGGGCACGCGGTTCAGCGCCGGGTAATTCGTGCCGGGGGCGCCGGGGTTCGGGCCGCCGAACTTGCCGACGATCGAGCCGGGCCGCAGGTACTCGATGAAATCGTTCATCAAGATGTTGTAGGGGACGAGGTCGTCCGCCCAGTGCGAGGTCAGCGCCGCGCCGGCGCCGACGGCCGCCTTGACGCGCAGCGCCGCGTGGAGCTGCGACGAATCGGGGTAGAAATCCTTCGCGAACTGCATCGCGTCGGACATGCTGCCCTTGGCCTTCATGACGCACATCGCGAACTGCGCGAAGCCGATGCCGGGCGGCAGGGTCTTCTCGACGGTGACGCGACTGTATGGCGCGCGGGACTTCGCGGCCTCCTCGGCGGTCGCGGCCTTGACGACGACGGCGGCGGCAACGTTGCGGGCTTCCGCGGCGCGGAGCACGCGCAGCTGGGCGTCGATGGCTTCGACTTCCGCCTCGAGCTCGGTGTGCTGTTCGAGATCAGCCTCGTCGATCGTGACGCCGGTCTCGGCGCCCTTGGTGGCGATCGCGTCGAGTTGATCGGTCTTCTCTTTGCGCGTGGCGACCCACGTCGCGATCTGTTCGGTAATGGTTTTCTTCATGTTCGGACTCGTGCGCGCCTGGACGACGCGCCTGGGGTCCGAAACGCCGGACCGTTGGATGCACTCGCCAGCGGCCCCGGTGCCCAACGCGGCGCGGCCGATGTCGAAGGATTTGAGCGAGAGAATGGAGGCTTCCGCGTTCGCGGGAATCGTCACCGCGGAGAGTTCGAGCCAGAGCCACTTCAGGAAGCGGATCCCGAAGGTGCCCTTGATGTCGGCGTCCTCGAGGGACTTGAAGCCGATCGACAGACCTTTGACGAGCCCGAGTTTCAGCGACTGCCAGGCCTCATCGAGCCGGTCTTTCAGTGTGCCGGGGACGTCGGTCTGCGCGATCCGCGCTTTGATTTCGATGCCCGCCTCGGTGACCTTCGCGGCGAACACTTCCCCGATCGGTTCGCGGCTGTTGTGTTGCCACAGGAGCGGGATCGGGAGCTTGAACTCGGCGCCCCCGGGTTCGACGATGTCGCCGGAGCGATCCGTCGCGGGCGTCGTCGCCATGCCGGTGATGACGCGTTGCTCGTCATCGACGGACTTGATCGTCAGGAGGCTATAGGCGCGGTTCAACCCCTCTAGCGTGGGCGTCTCGACTGCTGGGGGCCTTTGAATAGGAGGAGAACTCGTGACGAGGCACGTCTGCGATTGGTGCGGGAAGGCCGCCGATCCCCCGGCGCGCGTGGACTTTGCGCCGATCTTTGTCGGGGGCGCGGTCTACCACTACGACATCTGTCACGACTGCGAATGCCAGCTGCGGCGATTCATCGCTGCGTTCCCGTCGCCGCATGCCCAGGCGCACGCGTTCGCGGTCGCGTCCGACTGCGGCTGAGTCGTCGTTTCGCTGCGGTGTGATAGCCGGCTTGGTACCCTTGTTTGTAGGCTTCGAGGACTCGTTCATCGACCGGCAGATCGCGCAGACGCTGCAGGATCCGTTCTCGCCGCAGCACGCCGGAGGCGACGCCGCCTTCCCGCCCGCGCTCCGCGCAGCTCGCGATCATCGCAACTTCAAGATCACGAGCGACCGCAGCACCGCCGAGACCGAAATCTCGTGGTCGTGCGCCAGCTTGATGACGTGATCGAGTTCGCTGGCGCGCAACCAGGTCGAGACGCGCCAGCCGGGATCTTTGGCGCGCGGCCGCCCGCGGATCGCCGGGCCCAGCGGATCGTCGAGGCGCGCGCGGCGGCTCATGGCTTCACCCCACCCAGGATCAACATCTGAAACTTCGGCTCGCTGGCCTCCGGGGCCGCCAGCATCCGTTTGAGCGCGTCGATCGTCGCGACGCCGCCGTCGATGCGTTTGCGCTGCGCCATCTTGACGGGGCGAATTTCGCGCCAGGCGTTTTCTTCGATCGCCATGTTGGCCAGACACCAGTCGAGACAGGGGTTCGCGGGATGCGCGAGATTGCCGCTGATGACGAGCGCCTCGAGGAGTTTCGTGGGTTCCGATAAGCTCCGGAACCCCTGCGGCACTTCCTGCACGAGCTCGTCGCCGAAGTGGCGCTTGAGTTTCGAGACGACGCCGGCGGCGCCCGCCTGATCGATGCCGATGCCGCGGATCCGGAACTGGACCGCGAGCACGCTGATGATGAACTCGACGAGGGCGTCGTGATCGATGAGACTGCCCGGCGTCGTGCCGACGTACTGATCGCGCGTCCAGTCCGGATAGGGGATCCCGTCTTCCTGCGCGCGCCGCTGGAGCGTCTTCTCCGGCATCCAGAAGAACGGCAACAGATCCACGCCACACGTGAGCGTCGGCGGATTATGCGGGGACGCGATCGGCGCCTCGGCGGGGCGGCTCTCGACGGCCGCCAACGGGTCCCGCTCGAGCGGGCGCGGGAACACGCCGACGACCGACGAGAGATCGATCTTGTCCGATAGATCAATGCCGAGAAAACAGGACCGGCCGAGGAGCGCCGCGAAGGCGGCCGCCGGCGTTCGCGGCGTCGCGCAGCTCGCCCAGGCCTCGGGCGTGATGAACACCGTCTGGTGCTGGGTCCACTGACAGAAGTTCAGGCGGCGCACCATATTGCGCTGCGACGGCATCGCGATCGCCTCGCGCACCTGGTCGCGCAGGTACTGCCAGGGAATCGACACGCCGAGATTCGGATTCGCTTTCAGCCAGTGCGGCCCTTCGACCTGCCAGTCGTCGCACGCCGCGCAGCTATCCGAGGGTTGCTGCTTCCCTTTCGCGAAACAGGCCGCGCAGGGATCCAGGTGGCATACGAACGCGAACCAGCTCTCATTGACGAGCGACCCCTCGAGAATCTGCCGCGAATACTCGTGGTAGTCCCAGCAGATCGACGCGCGATCGTACCCGGCATTGGTCGGGATGAAGATCAGCGCATTCGGCCGCCCCTTGATGCCCGCCCGGAGCTTCACGACGACGACGGCGCTCGGCGCTTCGTGCAACTCGTCGACGACCGCGCCCTGCACGCGCTTCCCGTCGAGCCCGCGCTTCTCGGCCGAGATCGGTCGAATGAACGACCCGGTCGCGAGCACCGCGAGATTGTTGCCGCGCTCCTGGATGAGGGCCTGCAGCGCTGGGGACGCGTGCACCATCTTCACGCAGTCGGCGAAGGCGATCTTGGCCTGATCTTTCGTGACGGCGGCACAGAACAACTGCGCGCCGCGGACGCCGTGCCGGACCAGCAGAAAGATCAGGATCCCCGCGCCCATCGGCGTTTTGCCGCAGCCCTTGCCGCCTTCGAAGTAGGCGATCCGGAACCGTTGCTGCAGCCGTCGGACGCCGGTCTTTTTGCCGACGACGTACGCGAACCAGCCGAAGAGCGATCCGATGATGAACTCCTGAAACGGCGCGAGCACGAACGGCGTGCCGGCTTCAGGCATCACGTCCGCGGCGGCTTCGGCGTCCTCGTCGACGTCGGTTTCCTCGGGCAGACACAGCACACTCGGGAAGAAATCGAGCGCTTCGCGGGCTTCGGCGAGATTCCAGACGAGCCCCTTCTCTTTTAGGTGCGCGAGATCGTCGAGATGCCGCGCGCAGGCCAGCCGCACGAGCCGACTCGCGACGATGCGCCCCGCCATCACGCGCTTGGCGTAGGCCGTCGCCGGGTCCCGTCGCGGCGTTCTCATGCGCGGGTCTTCGTAAAGCGATCGAGGGGATTCACGACCGCGGGCTCGACGCGCGCGACGCGGTTGCGCGAGCTCGGCGTCATCCCGAACTCCGTCATCAGCGCCTTCATGGTCGCCATCGCTTTATTGGCGATCGGGATGTAGGGCGACGTGATCGGATAGCCGGTCTTGGTTTTGATGACCATGCCGAACGTGCGGATCTTCTGGGTCGCATCCTTCCAGGTCGACCATGCGACGCAGTACGCGGTGAGCGCGTCGAGATCCATCTCCGTCAACACGCCCTGACGGACGAGCATCGGCGCGAGCCGCCGCCACTCGCCCTGCGCGGACGCGTCGAGCCAGTCGGGCGGGGCCTGCGTCTCGGGGACGACCGCGGGCTGCGGTTCCTGCGGGTTCAGCGGCCGCCGGCCGGGGTTGTTCATCAGCAGCTTGAGCACGCGCGGCGTGGGTTTCCGCCCTCTCATCGGGCACGCTTCGCCTTCGCACGGACACGGACGGGCTCGCCGACCTTGATCGCTTTCAGGCCCGTGAAGGCTTCCCAGCGATCGATGATCACCTGGCAGTACGACGGCGCGATCTCAATCCCGAAACACCGACGCTGCGTCTGCTGGGCGGCGATGAACTGCGGCCCGCTGCCCGCAAACGGTTCGTACGCGAGCTCGTCGGACTTCAGGTGTTTGACGATGGGAATCAGGAAGAGCGCGACAGGTTTCGGCGTCGCGTGCGTAAACGTCTCACGGTCCGCTTGTGAGACCCCGTCGAGTTCCCACACCGTCGTCTGCGTGCGCTCGCCCTTGCCGAGGCCATAGTCCGGCGGTTGATGGCCATCGACCCAGCCCATGAAACACGGTTCGTGCTTCCAGTGGTAGTGGCCGCGCCCGAGAATCAGACGCGGTTTCACCCAAATTATCTGGCGATGTAGCACGACATTTGCAGCGGCGGCGGCGGCGAAGAATCCCTGCGTCAGATGCGCGTGCCAGAGGTACCACGCAGCGTTCGCGGTCAGCGCGGCGCCGGTCGCGGCGCGGAACGCGGATTCGAGAAACGCCTGCAGCTGGCCGTCGTGGAGCTTGTCGTTCGCGATATCCGCGTATTTCTTCCGCGTCGGGCCGAGGGCGGCATTGTCGAAGGCAATCCCGTACGGCGGGTCGGTGTTCATCAGGCCGGCGCGCTGGTTGCCGCACAAACGCGCGACGTCGGCCGACGTCGTGGAATCCCCGCAGAGCAGCCGGTGGGCCCCCAGTTCGAACAGATCGCCCGCCACAATGCCCGTCCGCCGCTCGTCGGGCACCGTGTCGGGGTCCGTGAGGCCGGCTTTCGCCGTTCCATCGCTCAGGAGGGCCTGGAGTTCGTCGGGGAGGAAGAACGCGGTCAGGTCTTCCCCGTTCGTGAGATCCGCGGTCAATTGCTCGACGTTCCAGGCCGCGAGTTCGGCCGCCCGGTTGTCGAAGATCGCCAGGGATCGTTTTTGCGCGGCCGTGAGCCCACGCCGCCGAACCGCGATGATCGTGTCGCCGTCCGCGTCAACAATCTGGAGTTTCGAGAGGCCGGCGGCCGTCGCGCCCTGCACCACGCCGTTCCCGGCGAGGATTTCGTTGTGTTCGTCGATGACAATGCTGCGCGCAGCGCCGACGTCGGTCAGCGACGCGGCGATCATGGCGACGTTGCGCGCGTTGTGCGTGCGGCGGTTGTGCGGATCGGGCGTCAGCCCCGCGATCGTCGTTGGATCGATGGGAATCGAGCCGCGCCTGTTTCCCACGGGCCGCGGTCGCTTACGGGCGCGCATTCGCCACTCGCTTCAGGTTCTGGTTGGCCTGCTCCATTGCCTGAATAATTTCAACGGCCCAGGTCATCGCGCTCGCTCATGTGCCGACCCCCCTATCATCAATTTCGCGACGTCGCGCGCGAACC